TGCTGGAACGTTGCCTCGGGCGCCCGGCGTCGGAGCTGGCCGACTATCCGCCGGAGATGTTGCTCGACCTGAAGCAGCAGGCCGCGGATGCTGTCGCGACCGCGAAGGCAAACGCGGAGTGGATCGATCGCGCGCTTGACCTGCGATACAGCCGTGTTGCTGCTGAGCAGCGACTGGCTGCCGGCAAGGACACGGGGTCGGTCTCCTTCACCGACGGCGTCGTCCGCGTCAGCGTCGAGCTGCCCAAGAAGGTCGAGTGGAGCCAAGTCCAGTTGGCGCGCATCGCCGATCGCATCCGCGCGGCGGGCGAAGATCCGTCCGAGTTCATCGAGGTGACCTACCGGGTCAACGAGGCCAAGTACAACGCCTGGTCGACGTCGATGCGCTCCTCTTTCGATTCCGCCCGCACGTTGAAGACCGGCAAGCCCACCTTCCGGCTGTCGCTGGTGGACGGTGAATCGTGATGAATATCACAATTTTCAGTTGCGAAGGGCTGACCGTCATCCATGTCGCCGGCGTGGCGATCAGCCGCCCTGTGCGGGCGGCCGCCGGCTACTCCGCTGTCGAGCCGAACGCGGCCCCGGGCGTGGATACCGAACGAAGGGCGCACTTGACCACGGCTGGGGCAGCCGAATGGGCAGAGCTGTTGCGCAAGCTGGCCGGAGGCGGTCGATGACCCTCCCGATCATCACCGCCGATCAGCGTTTGTCTGAGGTTCGGGGCGTGAAAGGTGTCCTCGTCGGCCGCTGGGGCCTGGGCAAGACCTTCCAATTGTGGACCCTCGACTCGGCGACGACGCTGTTCGTGGACATCGAGGCGGGTGACCTGGCGGTCAAGAACTGGCCGGGCGACAGCTTGCGTCCGCGAACCTGGGACGACTGCCGCGACCTGGCGGTGTTCCTCGGCGGCCCGAATCCGGCCCTGCGCGATGGCCAGTACTTCAGCCAATGGCACTACGAGCAGGCATGCCAGCGCTATGGCGAACCCGCCGTGCTCGACCGCTACCGCACGCTCTTTATCGACTCGATTACGGTCGCCGGTCGGCTGTGCCTGCAATGGTGCAAAGGACAGCCCCAGGCGGTTTCGGATCGCACCGGCAAGCCCGACATGCGCGGCGCCTACGGGCTGCTCGGCCAGGAGATGGTCGCGTGGCTGACGCATATTCAGCACACCCGCGGTCGCCACGTTTGGTTCGTCGGCATCCTCGATGAGCGCGTCGACGAGTTCAACCGAAAGTTCTACGAGCTCCAGATCGACGGCTCCAAGACCGGGTTGGAACTGCCGGGCATCGTGGATGAAGTGATCTCCCTGGTCGAGATCGCGCCGGGCGACGGGCCGTCATACCGCGCCTTTGTCTGCCAGACCGGCAATCCGTGGGGCTATCCCGCCAAGGACCGGTCTGGCCGTCTCGACATGGTTGAGCCCCCAGATCTGGGCCAGCTCATGCGCAAGCTCGGCGCACCCGAGGCCGCCGCCAACGAAACCTCCCCCACCGATTCTGCAGGCACTCGCCGATGACGACCTGGAACAACTTTAACGACGCAGAAGATCCCTCGTTTTCCCTCATTCCTAAGGGCACCTTGGTCAAGGTTCGCATGACCATCAAACCCGGCGGCTACAACGACGTGAACCAAGGGTGGATGCACGGCTGGGCCACCCGTGGCGACACCGGCTCGGTGTATCTCAATGGCGAGTTCGTCGTGCTGGAGGGCAAGTACGCACGCCGCAAGCTCTGGTCCCTGATTGGCTTGTCGAGCGCGAAGGGCACGTCGACCTGGGGCCAGATGGGGCGCAGCTTCATCAAAGGCGCCTTGAACTCCGCGTTCGGCTTCCATCCCGAGGACATGAGCGCCGCCGCGCAGGCGGCCCGATGCATCGAAAGCTTCGGCGACCTGGACGGTCTGGTGTTCCTCGGCAAGGTCGATTGGGACAAGGACGGCTATGGCGAGGACAAGGCGGTGCTCAAGACACCGGTGATGCCCGACCACCCGCAGTACAAAGAGCTGAGGGGCGCTGTGCCTGCACCGCTCGCGGCGCGCGGCGCGCATACGCCGGTCGTGCCGACCAGCGTCGCCCACGCATCCCAAGCTGCCTCGTCCAACACCCAGATTGCCGGCCGCCCGGCGTGGGCGCAGTGAGGGCGGTAGCCGATGAAACGAAAGCCGTTCCCCCAGGACCGATACCCGAACCGCGAAGGCATCTACACCGAGCTGCGCAAACTCACCGGCGCGGATCTGGAGGTGCAGATCCAGCAACTGCTGCGACTGGCTCAGCAACACCATGAGCATGCCAAAGCACTGATCGATTACCGCGATCGCGTGGTCGACAAGTCCCGCCATGGCCGATGACGTCCTGTTGGGCCTGCGGAAAGCCCGCCCGCGGTTTCGGCCATCTGGACCTGCGCCGCCGGATCGGTGATCCACGGCGCGAGCCGTATCGATGGGCGTTCTGCTCGACCGTTTGCCAGAACGCCTTCCACCAACTCTACGACACCCGACGCCGGAGCGATCCGGCGTCGATAGAGGAGCTTTTGCCCGTGACTCACCCGCTCACCCATGAAGCACAGCGCGCCTGTCTCAAAGCGCTCGCGTCCGTTGCCGGCCGAATCGGCTTTGACACCCCGCTCGGCCACTACAACCAGGCGCAAGCAACCGAGGTCATCGAATCCATCACTGAAGCCTACGAGGCAGCGATCCGGATGCAATCGAATCCGGTGGCCTACAAGATCAAGCCGCCGCTCGATGGCTTCGAAGACGACTCAATCCCCTTCTGAGCCATGCTGGATTTCAACACACACCATCTGTCCGACCATCTCGGTTCGCTGATCGATACCGCGATGGAGCGCGAAGCCGCGCAGCTGCCACCGCGCGCGTACCTCGGCGCATCGAGTTTGGGCGAAGACTGCGCGCGCCGGCTGCAGTTCCAGTTCTTCGATGCGCCCAAGGATATCGGCCGGCACTTTCCGGGCCGCGTGCTGCGCGTGTTCGCACGTGGCCATCGCATCGAGGATTGGATGGCCGACTGGCTGCGCCTGGCCGGCTTCGATCTGCGCGCTCGCAACGACCAAGGCGAGCAGTTCGGCTTTGCCGCGGCCAGCGGTCGTGTTCGCGGCCATGCCGATGGCGTGATCGTCGCCGGCCCGGATACGTTCGCCTATCCGATGCTATGGGAGACCAAAGCGGTCGGCGCCAAGACTTTCCGCGAGTTGCAGAAGAAGCGCCTAGCGGCCAGCCGGCCGGTTTACGCCACGCAGGTCGCGCTTTACCAAGCCTACCTCGGCCTGCACGAACAGCCCGCGCTGTTCACCGCGATCTGCGCTGACGACATGTCGATCTACGCCGAGCGCGTGCCGTTCGACGCCGGCCTGGCGCAGCGCGCGTCCGATCGCGCCGTCGACATCCTGCGCGCCTGCGACGCCGCGGAGCTGTTGCCCCGCATTAGCACGACCCCGACCCACCAGACCTGCCGCCGGTGCCCATGGCAGGACCGGTGCTGGTCGCTGCCTACCCACACCATCCACTAATCACAGGCCCCTTATGAGTACCCTCAATGAACTGTTTGGGCTGGACCTCCACGCCAGCAGCGATGATTTGAAACAAGCCGCGTTGATGCTGCCGGATATCCGCGACTACCACGCTGTACCGGTGTCGGTGACTCCCGAGATTGCCGGGCACTGGCTGCGCCGCAATGCGGGTAACCGACCGATCCGAAAAAAGGCGGTCGCCCAATACGCTAACGACTTGAAGTGCGGCCGTTGGCAGCAGAACGGCGAATCGATCAAGTTCGGCCGGTCGGGCCGCCTACTCGACGGGCAGCATCGAATCGCCGCGATCGCCGCGGCGGGCGTCGCCCAACCGATGCTGATTGTTACCGGCGTGGCCGACGGTGCCTTCGACACCATCGACACCGGGCGCCGACGCACCAGCACGGACGTGCTGATCATTGACGGCATCGGTGTGTTCGAGGCCCGCATCGCAGCCGCCGCCTTGCCGATGATCCTCAACTATCGGCGCGGCTTGTTGCCGCACAGTTCCACGCGGTATCCGAACCACGAACTGCTGGACTGTTGGGCGAGCCAGCCGCAAATCCGCGCCAGCAGTCAGTTCGTGACCAAACTGCCGCACCGTATGGTGCCGATCAGCCAGTCGAAGGCGCTCTTCCTGCATTGGGTGTTCGCCCGTCACGATGTGGCTGCGGCGGACCAGTTCATCGCCGGGCTGTTCGTGGGCGACCGACTCGACAGCACGGGCGCGGTGTTTCATCTGCGCGAACGCCTTTTGCTTGACCGAGTCGAACGGCGCAAGACCGACGACGGCGCCCAACTGCATGCCTGCGTCAAAGCATGGAACGCCGAGCGCGCGCATAAGCGTGTGCGCGGTTGGCGCGCGCTGTTCCCGTCGTCCGATGAGGTGTTCCCGGAGGTGTCGGCATGAGCTATGACCTCCATCCGCTGTGCCAAGCGTTGCCCGATATGGGCAAGGACCAGTATCAAAAGCTGGTTGCCGACATCCGAGCCAATGGATTGCTTCACCCGATCATCCTGCTGGGGGAACAGATACTCGATGGCCGGCACCGATATCGCGCCTGCATCGAATGCGGTATCGAACCCGCGTTCGTGCCCTTCACCGGCGCCGACCCTGCCGCCTTCGTGGTGAGTGAAAATCTAGCTCGACGCCACTTGACCGAATCCCAGCGCGCCATGGTGGGGTCTAAACTCGCCGTGCTCGGCGAGGGGCGCCCGCCGAAAAACTGTCGGAATTCCGACAGTTTTCCAATCGGTCAGACCGAGGCGGCCAAAATGCTCGGCGTGTCGCGCAGTTCGGTCGCTGACGCCACGCGCATCCAGCGCGAAGGAGTGCCAGCTCTGGTGCAGAAGGTCGAAGCTGGCGAGATCACGCTGCACGAGGCCAGCAAGATCGCCAAGCTGGGTGCCCCGGCACAAGCAAAGATCGTGGCGATTGACGACCGGCGCGAGCGCAAGCGGGCGATGGTGACTGCGCACAACCGTAGCGCCGGGCGAGCCGCCGCGCCGCGCGTCGAATTCATCGAGACCGTGCCTGGCACCGCGTTCGTGCGCGATACGCTCAACCGATTGGAGCAAATCACCAACCAGCTCATTGGCGCGGACGGTACCGCGGACACGTTCGTGACCCGCTTTCTGGCCGAGTTCGACTGGGATGAGCCGCTGTTGATCAGGCGGCTGGAGCACGCCCAACACGGCATCGAGGCCATCGCCCGACTGCAACAGGAATTGGAGCGGAGGTCGAAAGTCGCATGATGGACTTCAACGACGCCGGGCCGCTCGAAGAGGGCCGGTCGCCCGACCGCCCAGCGCGCGAAGAGATCCGAGCGGAGCTGCTGCTGCGCTTGGACGGCGTGCTCAAGTCGCTATTCCCAGAAGGCCGCGTGCGTCGCGGCCGGTTCACCATGGGCGATGTCCGCGGCGCTGCCGGGGACAGCCTGGAGGTTGCGTTGACCGGTGACAAGGCCGGGCTGTGGACCGATCACGCGACGGGTGAGGGCGGTGATATTTTCGATCTGATCGCGGCGCACGCCGGCTTGGATGCGCGTGACGACTTCGCCGTTGTCCTGCCGATGGCCGCCGAGTTGGCCGGCCAGGTGGTGGCGCCGCTCGTTGTAAATGTCGCCAAGCGCGGGCGTGCCGAGCCGGCGATGGACGATCTTGGACCGCATACCGCGCGCTGGGACTATCTGAGCGCGGAGGGCGAGTTGATCGCGTGCGTCTACCGCTATGACCCGCCCGAGGGCAAACAGTACCGTCCTTGGGACGCCAAGCAGCGCAAGCACCAGGCGCCGACGCCGCGCCCGCTCTACAACCAGCCTGGCATGGCGGCATCGAACGAAGTGGTCCTGGTCGAGGGCGAGAAATCGGCCGACGCACTGATCGAACGCGGTATCTGCGCCACCACGTCGATGAACGGCGCTAACGCTCCGATCGACAAGACCGATTGGTCGCCGCTGTGCGGCAAGCACGTGCTGATCTGGCCCGACAAGGACAAGCCTGGCTGGGAGTACGCCATGCAGGCAGCGCAGGCGGCGTTCCAGGCGGGGGCCGATTCGTGCGCGGTGCTGCACTTGCCCGATGAGCACCCGCTGGGTTGGGACGCCGCCGACGCCGCCGAAGATGGCTTCGATATCGATGGCTTCTTGCGTGCGGGCGAGCGTACCTTCCTGTCGCCAGGCAACGACGCCGCGCCGCCGTCTATCAACTTTGACGGGCTGGACTGGAGTAGCGACGACGGTCTGGGCTTGGCCTTCACCCGCCACTACGCCGACGACTGGCGCTACTGCGCGGCCTGGGGCCAGTGGCTGAGCTGGACCGGAACGCGCTGGAACCCGGATCGCGGCCTCGTCCTTCAGCACTTGGTCCGCGGTGTCTGTCGTGCCGCGCAGCCTCTTTCCGACAGGCCGTCGCAGCGTTCCAAGCTGGCATCGGCTTCGACCGTGAGCGGTGTCGAGCGGCTGGCCCGTAGCGATCCGCGCCACGCCTCCTTGGCCGAAGATTGGGACCGTGATCTGTGGGCCCTCAACACGCCGACTGGCATCGTGGATTTGCGAGGTGGAGCGGTACGCCGCCATGCCCGGGGCGAGCACATGACGAAGCTGACCACCGCAAGCCCGCAAGGCGACTGTCCGATCTGGCGGCGCTTTCTGGGCGACATCACCGGTGGCGACCTGGACTTGGCGTCGTACCTGCAACGCGTGGTTGGCTACTGCCTGACCGGCGTCACCCGCGAACACGCGTTGTTTTTCCTGTACGGAACAGGCGCCAACGGCAAGTCCGTGTTCGTCAACACCCTCGCCACGATCCTGGGCGACTACGCCACCAACGCGCCCATGGAGACGTTCATGGAAACACGCGGCGATCGGCACCCGACCGACTTGGCGGGACTGCGCGGTGCGCGCTTTGTGGCCGCTAGCGAGACCGAGCAGGGACGGCGCTGGAACGAGGCCAAGCTCAAGGCCATCACCGGCGGCGACAAGATCTCCGCGCGCTTCATGCGCCAGGACTTCTTCGAGTACAGCCCGCAGTTCAAGCTGGTCATCGCCGGCAACCACAAGCCGGCGATCCGAAATGTGGACGAGGCAATGAAGCGCCGACTGCACTTGGTTCCGTTCACGGTCACCATCCCGCCCGAGCGCCGCGATGGGCGTCTCACCGAGAAGCTGCTGGCCGAACGCGACGGAATTATGGCCTGGGCGGTCCAAGGCTGCCTGCAATGGCAGCGCTGTGGATTGGGCGCTCCCCAATGTGTCATCGACGCCACCGAGGAGTATTTCGAGGGCGAAGACGCCCTAGGCCATTGGATCGAGGAGCGTTGCTACTTGCATCCCGATGCCAGGGCGCCGGTCGCTGATTTGTTCGCGGATTGGCGCGAATGGGCAGACGCCAGCGGCGAGTTCGTCGGGTCGGTGAAGCGATTCTCCGATCTGCTGGTGACTCGACAGTTTCAGAAACATAAGGGCGGCAAGGGCGCGCGCTACTTCCTTGGTCTGAGCTTGAGGCCCAAATCGTTTGCTCAATTTGGAGGGGCGAGTCATGAATGAAATCAATAAGTTGGATGCGCGGGTGGCAGATACGGCAGACGTGCAGGTTCCCCCTTATGTGTGCGTGCGCGCGCACACGTATAGGTTAACTAGCAGACCTGCCGTATCTGCCACCCAGCCGATCGATGCGGCCACGCCTACGGTCCTTGCGCTCGACCTTGGCTCGACCCTGGGCTGGGCCGTGCGCCTGTCCGACCAAGTCATGAGCGGCACCGAGCCGTTCAAGCTGGGCCGCTTCGAAGGCGGCGGTATGCGCTACCTGCGCTTCGTGCGCTGGCTCGATGACCTGTGGCGCTTTGCCGGCCCGCTTGAAGCGGTCTACTTCGAGGAGGTGCGTCGGCACCGCGGCGTCGACGCTGCGCACGCCTACGGCGGCTTCTTGGCGCAGCTCACCGCGTGGTGCGAGCGTCATGCGGTTCCGTACCAGGGCGTGCCGGTCGGTACGATCAAAAAATTCGCCACCGGCAAGGGCAACGCCGACAAGGCGGCGATGATCGAGGCGGCCAAGCGCTGGGGTCACAAACCGGAGGACGATAACGAAGCCGATGCGCTGGCATTGCTGCATTGGGCGATGGCGCAGGAGACGAAGGCATGATCCCGTCCGAGTTCCGCTACCGCTCGCCGCTGGGCCGGTTCGTGCCGCAGACGCTGGATCTGGATCGGCTCAAGCGTCAGGGCTGGCGCGAGCAGGGGTTGCTGGTCGTGTCGGCTGAGGACACGCGCCTGGATTGGGTCGAGCGCCAGTTGCTGAGCCAGATTGCCGAACGTCTGTACGGCAAACGGGAGAAGGCCGGTGTCTGATTGGACGATCGAGAAGGTAGCCGACCGCTTCCACGAAGCCGCGGTTACCGCACGCCGCCTTCCGGCCGCCAAGGTACAGGGCTACGCGTCGTACTGGCCCGACATCCAGCAGCAATCGTGGGAAGGCTATGCCGACGAGCGCATCGTCCTGCGCTTTGCCGCATCGCCTGCGGCAATCGATCGCTTCGGCGAGACCGTTGGCTGGCTGCGCTGGCTGGACCAGGATCAGCGACGCTTGGTGTGGCTGCGCGCCCAGCAGGTTCCGTGGCGCGAGGTCTGCGCGCGGACTGGCCTGATCCGCAAGACTGCGTGGCGGCACTGGCAGCATGCGTTGGTGCTGGTGGCCGTCCAGCTCAACGGCTCGTTGCCGCGATTCGCTGAGGTTGAACGCGAAGATCGGGCGTTGAGGGATGGGGTTGTAGTTAGACAGAGCTAAACGGAGCTAATCGCAGCTCGGGGAACAAATCCAGATGTCCCAAGAACCGGGTTTTTACCCTAGTCTGACCGCCATGCTGATCGTGGTGCGCCAGGAGCTACAACACATTGATGTACGAAGTCACGCCAATGCAGTGAGTTAGGGCCGAGACATTTATCCGGCCAAGTAAAGGCCAAAGCGAGCCAGATAGGCTTGTCGAATTTGGAGTGGCGACTTCCCCGACCAGGTGAACGACACCCCGATGTTTCCGTCAACCACAGGCCCGATGCGGACATCGCTCACGCCCACCGCAGCCCCGCTAACGACCGAGTCGATAAGCTCAGGTACGGGGACTAAGTCAAAGCTAGTCCCCGCAGAGCGACGTAGTAACAGAGATACCCGATGCATCAGTGATTGGTCCCGGCGGTGGTGAATGCGCCAACGCCTCGACGTTACCGCGTTGCTGTTGCTCGTGGCGTGACGAACGCAAGGTAGGGCGGCCGGAACTCGTATCTAGTGCTGTACGCGCTCCAGCCAACGCACCGGATGCTTTTCACTAGGCGACAACATCTATGTCGGTTCGACACAGGCCGAAGCGGTTAAGTGAGGCATCGTCGATGACCAGTGGGCTTTTACCCATCCAGCAAAAAGAAACGAATGCAGTTTCCCCTTTGATTCGCTCCGTGCGAGGGTTGATGACCCCGGGTACGCCGTCGATGACGCATTCGGCGAGTTCGCCCAGAGGCAAATCGTTGAAGCCGGTGTGCCCAAAACGCTTCAGCGCGATCAGCTGACGAGTCATGGCTTCCTCCCTCGGGCGTCAAGCTGGACGAAGGAATTCGACCCACGGCGCCCGTTGTGGACAAGCGCGTTTACGGTGACACCGGGAGCGTGAATATTTCTTAGACCGACACAGGCCACGCGACTAGCGGCGTGTGGCGCAAGAAATCACGTCCCAGTGAGACCGCCGATCCGACTAGCCGCGGCCCACAGCGCGCCGCACGTCGCGCCGTTCGGGGCCAGAAATCGCGGGTCCTTCCTGAGCGATTCCTGAAGCGGGGGGCATGGCCGCAAAACCCCGCTAGCGTCAATCCCTCTATCCGGGTTTGCACTCCCTGCAACCCGGTTCGCATTCGGACGTCCCTTGAGCCTTCAGATCGAACAGCGCCCGATCGAGGCGCTCATCCCTTTTGCGCGGAACGCGAGAACCCACTCAGACGCGCAGGTTGCGCAGATTGCGGCGAGCATCGTGGAGTTCGGCTGGACGAATCCGATTCTGGTCGATGGCGACAGCGGCATCATTGCCGGCCACGGCCGACTGCTCGCGGCACGCCAGCTGGGCTTAGGCGTGGTACCGGTGATCGAACTGGCCCACCTGACCCCGGCGCAGAAGCGCGCCTACGTCATCGCCGACAACCGACTGGCTGAGAACGCAGGCTGGGATGAAGAACTGCTCAAATTGGAGCTGGCCGAGCTGCGCGACGCCGAGTTCGATCTGGACCTGCTGGGTTTTACGGACGAAGAACTGGACGACCTGTTGCTCGATGACCAGGCCGGTCTGACCGATGATGACGAAGTTCCAGAGGTACAGGAACAGCCGGTCTCTCGCCGCGGTGATGTCTGGATCTGCGGCAATCACAAGGTGCTGTGCGGCGACGCCACCAGCGGCGAAGACTACGCCGCGCTGCTCGGCGACGAGCTGGCGGATATGACCTTCACCGATCCGCCCTACAACGTCGATTACGCCAACAACCCGAAGGACAAGCAGCGCGGTAAGCATCGCCCGATCCTCAACGACAACCTCGGCTCCGACTTCGGATCATTCCTCCAGGCCGCCTGCCAACAGATTCTGACGGTGACCAAAGGCGCGGTCTACATGGCCATGTCATCGTCGGAACTGGATCGCCTGCAAGACGCCTTCCGAGCGGCTGGTGGTCGCTGGTCCACCTTCATCATCTGGGCCAAGAACAAGTTCACGATGGGGCGTGCCGATTACCAGCGGCAATACGAGCCGATCCTCTATGGCTGGCGCGAAGGCAACGACCGCTTCTGGTGCGGCGCGCGCGACCAAGGCGATGTGTGGTTCATCGACCGCACCAGCAAGAACGACTTGCATCCGACGATGAAGCCGGTGGCGCTGGTCGAACGAGCGATCCTCAACAGCAGCAAGAGCCGCGACCTGATTCTCGATCCGTTCGGCGGATCGGGAACGACCATGATCGCGGCCGAGAAGACCGGGCGCCGAGCGCGGCTGATCGAACTGGACGCGAAGTACGCGGACGTCATCGTCCGCCGCTGGCAGGAGCACACCGGCCAGGCCGCGGTACGGCAGAGCGATGGTGTGCTATTCGATGATGCCGTCCCTGCCGCCGATCAAGACGCCTGTGCTGAGGTCGAATGATCCGGCCGGCCTACTACAACGAGATTGATCCCTACCTATGCCAGTGGCTACGCAATCTGATCGCGGCCGGCTTGATCCCGCCCGGCGATGTTGATGACCGTGACATCCGATCTGTTTCCCCAGACGATCTGCGCGCCTATGGCCAATGCCACTTCTTCGCCGGCATCGGCGGCTTCGCCTACGCCTGCCGGCTCGCCGGCTGGCCGGACGAGACGCAAATCTGGACAGGCGGCTTCCCCTGCCAGCCGTTCAGCGTTGCAGGCCGACAGCGCGCGCAAGCGGATGACCGCCATCTCTGGCCGGAGCTGCATCGGCTTATTGCACAAGCGCGACCCGCTGTATTCCTGGGTGAGAACGTTACTGGCCTCGTCGCGCTGGCGCTCGACGGAGTTCTCGCTGACCTGGAAGGCGAAGGCTACGCCAGCCGGGCGGTTGTTGTTCCAGCTTGCGCCGTCAACGCCCCGCACCGACGCGACCGTGTCTGGATTGTCGGACGACGTCTGGCCGACGCCGCTGGTGCCGAGCGGTGGGCGCACCGTGCCACCGGGCACCTCGCCGACCGGCACCATGCCGAACGGCAAGAAGCGCACCATCGATCTGGCGCGCTTGGCGAAGCGGGTCTGGCCGACCGCGACGGCGAACGACGCAGAGAAGCGCGGCGACTATGCGGCCGAGCGGCGCAATGGCCTGCCGGGAGTGGCGAAGGCGGTATGGAGCACGCCGCGCGCGAGCGACGGCGAGAAGGGCAGCCCCGGGCAACGCTTCGGCAGCGGGACGATGCTGCCGCTGCCGGCGCAGGCGGTGTGGGCGAC